GAAGGCGCCGTAGTCGAGGTCGAGGAGTTCGAGCGCGACTGGGCGATGCCGGGAAGGAATGCCTATTTCAAGCCGGGCGCCATCACCGGCGGCAAAGTACAGCCCAAACCGGCGGCGCAGTTCCCCAATGACTTTATGCAAATGACGCAGTTCGCCCTTGCCGCGATCCGCGATGTGACCGGCGTCAATGCCGAAGTGCTCGGCATGGCCCAGAAGGACCAGCCAGCTAGCCTTGAATATCAGCGCCGGCAGTCCGCCACCGTCATCTTGGCGCCGCTGTTCGATGCGCTGCGCCGCTATCGCCGCATCCAGGGCCGCGTGCTGCTGTTCTTCATCACGGAATATCTCAGCGACGGCCGCTTGATCCGCATCGTTGGCGACGAAAACGATCAATATGTCCCGTTCATACGCGATCCGAATGTCACCGAATATGACGTGATCGTGGACGATGCGCCCTCAAGCCCGTCGCAGAAGGAGTTGGTGTGGAATTCGCTGATCCAAGTGATGCCGTTAGTTCAGAACATGCAGCCGCCGCCCCAGGCCATTATGGCGCTGCTTGACTATTCGCCCATTCCGGCCTCGGTGGTCGCCAAGATCAAGGATGCCGTCAACCAAGCGGCACAAAACGCCCCGCCGCCGCCGCCTGATCCCATGCAATTGATCATGCAAGAAAAGCAGATGGACATCCAGGCGGACGCCCAGAAGAAGCAGCAGGAACTGCAATTCAAGGCGCAGAGCCAGCAACTCGACATCGCGCACGAGCAAGCCAAGGCGCGGATCCAGATCGAGACACAACTCGCATTAGCCCGCATCAAGGTCGGCGGCACTGCTGCCACCGCCAACGGCAATGGTGAAGCGCAGGCGGATCCGATGGCGGAAGGGCTGGCCGCCGGCATCCGCGCTGGCGCACAGAAGTTTGCATCCGAACTCACCGCCGGCCAGCTCGCGCAGAAAATGGGCATGCCGATGGGGCAGCCAACCCACCTCGGGCAAGTGCCGGGACAGCCGGAAGCACCGAAACCGCAGCCAGCCAATGGAGGCGAGCATGGACCTGCATGAGAAAGCCTGCCGCAGCATGTGGGAATACGCGCTCGCGCATCCGCAATGGTATCTGCAATGCCGCGATGAGCAGATCGCACGCTGTCTGAATGCAAAGGGCAAGGTGATGCGAAAGCATCGCAAGGCCCATGCCTACTATGTGGCGCAGAAAAATATGCTTGAATTCTATCTGAAGATAACAGGAGGCCAGAATGGCGCCGATCAAACGGGGGTATAGTAGCAAGCGGTTCCCGGGCACGCCCGGCATGCGAGCCGCCGCCGCCGACACCAACATAAAGCCCAGCCCGCACACCGGCCGGCACCGGCCATCCGAGGCGCATCGCGTCCACAAGGCGGGCGGCAAATCACACGTGGTCAACAACGCGCGCTCGAGCGTGCCGACCTCGATCCAGAAGACCGGCCCCTCGCATTTCGGGCCGCTGAGCTACACCAAAAAGGAAAACCAGGAATATTGGAGGAAAAAATGAGCAAGCAAGGCCATACCGGAATGCAAAACACCGACATGCCGAAGTGCAGCGACAACGTACCAGGATCGCCCGGCAGCGAAGCCGGCAGCAAGACCGCCAACGAAAACGCCCGCACGCCGACCTCAGAATCGCAGGGGCCGAACACCCGCAACCGTTTCGGCTCGCTGACCTCCGAAGGTAAGCACCAAGGCAAGCTCGATCCCGGTACTGGGCGGGGCTTCTGATGGCCCGCCGCCGCCGCGCTTTGCATTGGATGCTGCTGATGCACGGCGATCCCGGCAGCGTAACGACAACTGCGGTGACGACCGCGCCCAACCCCAGCACCTCGGGTGGGCTTGTCACCATCACCGCCACGGTGACGGCCTCTCCCGGACCCCCCACCGGCACCGTGGCATTCTTTGACGGCAATTTGCGGATCGGCACCGGGACATTGAGCGGCACTACCGCCACCATGACCACATCCACGCTGTCAGTCGGCGGTCATGCCCTGCGCGCGGAGTACACCGGCAGCAGCGTCTACGCCGGCAGCACCTCGCCTAATTACACCCACACAGTCAATTAGGAGGCCATCATGGCCGAGAACGACAACCCCGCCCCAGCGGGGACGAGCCCCGCCGCGCCCGAGCCACAGGACGCCGGCCCGCTGTTCACGCCGAGCGAGCGAGAATACTTCGACAGCCGCGGCGAGAAGCCGATCCCGGCGGAACCGCAAGCGGAAGCCCCCGCCGAGCCCCCTTCGACAAGGACTCAGGAGAGCGAGCAGCCTGCGGAACGGCCGCGGGTCGAAATCGGTGCCCTGCACGAGGAACGCCAGCGCCGCAAGGATGCCGAGGAACGCGCTCGTCAAGCCGAGACGGCGAATGCGGTCATGCAAGACCGCTGGCGTATGTGGCAACAGCAGAATGCCCCGCGCCAGCAACCCCCGCCGCGGCCACCATCGCCGGACGAGGATATCTTCGGCGCCGTCAAGCATCTGATGCAAGAAAACCAAGAGACCAGGGCTGAAATCAATCAATATAAACAGCAGGAATATGCCAGGCAGCAGTTAACGGCCCTTGGCGAATGGGGCGCACGGTCAGAAATGGCCTTCAGCCAGCAGGTACCGGATTATTTCGAGGCGCGGGAACATCTGCGCCAGGCGCGCGAAAAGGAACTGATGGCGACATGGAATGTGGATCTTGGCCAAGCCAAGCAGCAGGTCATTAAGGAAGAACGTGACTTGCTCATGCAGGCCGCACAGATGCGGATGAATCCGGCGCAATTGGTCATGAGCTATGCAGAACAGCGCGGCTACAAGCGCAAAAACGCCCCCGCCGATGCTACTAGGCGCCTGGACACTATCGAAGCCGGTCAGCAGATGTCGCGCACACTGTCGAATGTCGGCGGCCGTGCCGGCGGCGGTGTCGTGATCGAGGGGCAAGATGTGCTGAAAATGTCGCCCGTCGAATTCGACGCCTGGAGGGCCAAGAACCCCGCCAAGTGGCGGCGCCTGAAAGGCGGCTGATCCCCGCCTCCGCGGGGACAAGCTTTTCTGTAACCGTGCGTCGGTTGAGCCCCGTCAAAAGCTCTGCGGGTAGGGATCCCGTTATCACCCTACGGGAGAGGCCCCGGTAAAAACCTCTGCGTTGGCCTGCGAGCGTCATGCGCTGGTGCCCGCTTCCGGCAAAGGAAGCAGCAACCCTCATCAGCAACCTTTGCAAAGGACCATAATCCATGGCCTCGACAAGCTATGGCGTCAACGACGCCTTGGCTGTAAAGCTCTGGGCAAAGGAACTCGCGCATGAAGCAGTCAAAGCCAGCGAGATCTATCCTTTAATCGGGCAGAACAGCAATTCCATCATTCAGGAGAAGACCGAAACCAAGAAAGGCCCCGGCGATCGCATCACCTGCGGCTTGCGTATGCAGCTCATGGGTGATGGCTTCACCGAAAACGAAATTGCCGAGGGCAACGGCGAGAGCCTCACCACCTACGCCGATAACATCTTCATCAATGAGCTCGGACATAACGTTGGCGTACGCAGTGAGAACAGCATCGACGCCCAACGCGTGTCCTTCGACCTCCGTGAGGAGGCCAAGGATGGGCTGGTCGATTGGTGGGCTAGAAGGATGGCAATCGCATTCTTCAATCAGGTTTGCGGCAATACCGCAACCAGCGGCACGGGTGCTCCGTCCTCCTCGAAGTACACCGGCCTCAACGCCTGTACGGCGCCCTCGAGCGGTCGCATCCTGCGGCCCAACTCGCAGACCACCGATCAGGCTGTGCAAGGTGACACCACGGCGACCATGACGCTGACGCAGATCGATCGCTGTGTAGAACTCGCCAAAACCGGCGGTTCCACCGGCCTGCCAAAGATCCGGCCCATCCGGATCGAAGGCGGCGAGCATTATTGCATCTATCTGCATCCCTCGCAGGTCACCAGCCTGCGCACGAGTACGACCACCGGCCAATGGCTGGACATCCAGAAAGCTGCGATGGCTGGCGGTGAAATCTCCAATAACCCGATCTTTCAAGGGAGCTTGGGGATGTACAACAACGTAGTCATCAGGGAGAGCGAACAGATCCCGTTTGGTGTCCACAGCACCTCTGGTGCCGCGCAGACCTCAACCCGCCGGGCGGTGTTCCTCGGCGCGCAGGCTGCAGGCATCGCCTTCGGCCAGAACAGCGGCGAGAACAAGTTCCGATGGAATGAGGAACTGTACGATCACAAGCGGCGACTCGAAGTGTCGGCGTGGTCGATCTGCGGGCTCAAGAAGTTTGTCTGGAACAGCCAGGACTTTGCAACCATCGTGGTGACTACCTACGCCGCACCCGTCGTGTAACCTCTCAACGGCAAAAGCGAAAGCAAAAGCCAAACTCGGCAAAAGCCAACGGAGAACTTATATGGCTACTGGCACACTCGGCACATCGGCCCGCGATTATCCGTCGCGGGAAAGCCGCATCGTCTATGCGCTATCCGGCCTCGCCGGCAGCACGTTCGGTGCCGGCACCTCAATCAAGGTCGGCACCGTTCCCGCGGGCTCAAGCCTGCTGCGTTGCTACACGCAGACCGGAACGGCGTTCAATGCCTCCACCACCAATAACATTTCGGTGGGAACGGCAGCGAGCGGTGCGCAACTGGTGGCGGCAGCGGCAATCGGTGCCGCCGGCATCAACTCGCAAACCCTCGTAGCGGCGGCGGCCGGACCATTGGCCGCCGATACGGATGTCTACGTTACCGGCACGTTTGCGGCTGCAGCGCCTACTGCGGGAGCAGCCAACTTCGTGCTGGAATGGGCGAATCCAAGCGGACAGTAGGAGCAGCCTAAATGGCCGCTTTTGGTGACTTGAAGGCGCAGGTCGCGAATGACCTGCGCCGGTCAAATCTGCCCAGCGAGATCGCGCAGGCTATCCTCGATGCCATCCGCGATCATGAGACAGAGCGATTCTATTTCAACGAGACTGCTATCTACACGCTCGATACGATCGCGGGGCAGGAGGAATACACGATCATGGGGCAGGCCCCAATCTTGGAGTTCATCAAGATCGACTGGCTGCGCGCCCAGGTCGGGAACACTTGGTATGATGTTGATCGCCAGCCCACGGCTGAAATCGAACGGATGTATTCCTCGCCGACGACCGGCCAGCCAACGGATTTCAGTGTCCGCGGCAA